CGTATATACCAATATATCGAATTCAAATTCCGAAATGACCATTTCACATACGAGTCCATAGGGCCCAAAAAACGAGTTTTTAAAAGATTTTTACCACTTAAAAAGGTATATATGACAGTTATAGAATTATTGTTTCACGCAGTAGATGGTTTTCTTTATTTCCTAATGGCAATTGGAATTCTAACTCTATTTTTCCCCATAAAAATGTCTCTTCATCACCCTCAAGGAATTCTTTTAGGAATAGGATTTACTTCATCCTTTTCAGAAGAACCTCAGGTGGATAACATCCATTATTTATTTTTTTCAATTCACCTACTATTTTTCTCCTTAGGTGTGTTTGTTAATCTAGGAGAAAGACAAGATTAGTTATGAAAAAGTTACTTTGGACAATACATTGGAAACTCTCCGGAATGATAGGATATACAATCTACCTTAGAGATTGGTATGATCCGGAAACATTTACATTAAAGAAAAAGAATAGCCATTTGGCAATTCTAAAGATCATAAGTAAGACAGATGAAAATGGACATAGAAGAGTAAAGGAAGTGTTTGTAATACAAATAAGAAAGATATGATAATTATTATTTGGCTAATACTTTTACTAGGAGTGACAAGAGGTATAGGCTTAAGAAGTGGAAGACAGATACCAATGCCTCCAAGAAAGAAACCTAAAAACAAAAAAATATGACAAAAGTTAGAATGTTATTAATGAGACAAGGTCATGATGATTATGATTTTGAAACAGAGATTGTAGTACCCAGAATAGGAGAGACAATTACTATAGGAAAAACACATTATGAAATACATTTCATTCAGTACGTCTTTGATGATGAAAAACAATTCAAACATATACTTGTAACAGCAATAAAAAGATAGATTATGAAACAGTTAGTTAAATTAAGTAGAGAGAAAGGTTTTATCTCAAGAGATCAAATTCGGGAACCTTCTCTAAGTTATTCTTACCTTTGGATGTGTGAATTACAACAATGGTTAAGAGATAAATGCGAGTGTATAATTGTTATTCTTCCTTTTCTCCTAGAAGATGGAGGTATAACTTATGAGTACACTAATTACTCAACCCAAGTAGAAGAGGAATTGGATCATGGGGACGGACCTTTTGATTCATATGAAATTGCCTTACAAGCTGCTTTAATTTCAGCTTTAAAACTAGTTTAAAAACAAATTAAAAATAAGTTGGGGACCCCTTGGAGTCCCCACTTTTTGTTCGTATATTTCAGCATATTAATAATTAAATAATTTAATGATGAAAAAGGTTTTGTTGTTACTTAGTTTTGTTTTTGTATTTGCTTCATGTACCGTTGATCCTGTTTTAACTTCTGCTTGTGCAGACGGAAATTGTGATGGAACGTTTTGGGTTGATGCCTCCGTTAATCCGGGTTCGTACCAAGATTCTCAAGGTGTTTGGCACGTTAAGTTCTCGGGTCGTACCTATTTTACTTTAAAAGGTTCCACCGATGAATTAACTCAAGAATATTTTATTAACGGAGTTCCATTAATGGAAACAGCTTATGATTCGAATTTTTTCTTCACCACAGATAATGTTCAATGGACTTACCCCGTTTATTCTTTCTTAGGACTTTTCTCCAATAATAATCTCCAAACGGCTATTCCTTATGGTTATATAACTCAGACTATTCCTCAAATCCAAAACAGTGGGACTGATATTACCAATATGGTGGGGTATCAGATTACACCACATACCACGTTCGATAAACCATATTCTTCTACGTTACTTCAGGTGTATTCTAAATACAACTCACACCCACAACGCAGTATGATATTTTTACCAAGTTTTGTAGGTAAAACCGCTGAGATATACGTTCGAGTAATGTTTGGAGAAAGATTGGATCAAGTTAGAGAATATAAAATTAAAGTAATATTTGAAAACTAAACCCAAAGGGTTGAGTTAAGTGAGAGTATTATTAAATACTCTTTAAAAACTAATACGTAGGAGCTTGGATACCCGGCCTCTTATTCGTATATTTCATTATAATAAAAAACAAAAAAGGTTATGTTAGAAGAAACTATTACTCTAGAGGAAGCTCTTTCCTTAGAGTCCCAAGAAAAAATTATTATTTATAACCCCGAAACAATTATGTCTCCTATTTCAAACTTGTTTGAAAACCTAGGTTGGAATTACAATTGGAGGGAATTAAGAAAACAGTTTAGAAAAATCTCTGTTCAAAAACTTCCTCAATTTGTTGATTTCGAATATAGAATTGAACATAAGTATCGCCAAGAAGGTGAGGAAAACACATGGGTTTGGGTATATATGTACGCTAAGAGCGTGGTGAATAAGTCAAGGTTAGATGAAGCAACTTCTAAAGGTCAATTCGTTTATATCTTAACTAATGTTGCCTATCCTGGGATTTGTAAAATAGGAAAAGCAGTTGCCCCTTCTAAAAGGGTTAAACAAATTAATGGAGCAGGAACAGTTTCGGAATGGGTATTAAAATATGCAATACCTGTTACTGATGATTATAAGGTTGAAGGAATGGTTCATAAAAACCTTGAACATTTGAGAATGGATAGTCATCAAGGATCATCAAGGGAATTTTTTATTATTTCTTTTGAAGATGCTATTAAGGAAATAGAAACCGTTGCCGAATCATTTTATGTTTCAAAACCAATTTTTTATTAATTTCTAAATTTATTTATCATGTCACAATATATCTTGTTATCAATTATAAATTTTATTCCTTATTATTTGGGACTTGGATTTATTATTTCAATTATCTACTCAGCTATGGTTTCAGCCATGAGAGATGAGGAAGCTGAATTGAATGTGGGGGAAATTGCACTAACAGTTTTCTTTTACCCTTTTATCATTTATCAAATCATTAAAACATATAGAGATGGAGAATAATTTAGAAGAATTAGAAATGAATTTATTGGTTCAGTTTTTAGAACCTATTGTAAAAAATTCCCTCAATGGGGTAGAATTATCTTTAAATAGTTCTTTAACAGAGGAAGAAGTAAGGGATTTAAAAGATCTAATGATTCAACTTCAAGAAGAAGTAGTTACATATGGAGACGCATTTTCACCCGATATTCGCGGTCAAATCATTGAGATAAACCATAAACTATGTAATATCACCACAATCGGTGATTAATAAAGTATATACGTGTTTCTCGCTCCCCTATATATTTATATCAAAATTTAAAAACGTCATATAAAAAACTAGGCTGCCAAAAAAACCAGTCGTATGCTTAGAACGTGGAGAAAGAAAAAACTACTAAAATGATAAATGATTGGAAAATAGAAATGTTTACGCTGCAAGGGTGTGAAAAATGTGAAACGTTGAAACGTGATTTAAACACCAACAATATACCATATTCTGAACATGATGTAACAACTAATCCATTTCTAGGAGATAGATTAGAGGAAATGTATAAATGTGAAGGGTACCCTATGGTAATTTTTAAAGGTACTTCACAAATAATTTGGCTCCCCGAATCTTTTTTATTACCTTCTCCCAATATTAGGATTTACAATTCAATACCCGAATTGATACAAAATATAAAATCAACATTAAAAAAATGAGATACAAAGAATTAGTTACAAGAAAATTAGAACAATTAGACAATTCATTACATCAGCTTAATCAGTTAGTAAATACTAACGATCAAAGAGGTGCTAAGCAATTTATTGAAACAATGAAAGAAAAGATAGATGATATTCAATCCCTTATTAATTCTGAAGACTAAGTTATGGAAATGAAATTAACAGCAGAACAAATTCAATCCAATTGGGGTGAATTTAAAAATAATATTACAACATACATCAGCCCTGAACGTGCTTCTAAATTATTAGACTTTTATGAAAAGTTTGAGGAACGTGTTATGTTAATGCCAGCCGCACATAAGAAAGAATACCATTCAGCTTTTCCAGGAGGATATGTTGACCACGTTAATCGTGTAGTTAAGGGTGCTTTAGCATTATCAGACGTATGGGAAGCTTTTGGAGCCGATATGTCTACATTTACTAAAGAGGAATTAGTATTTTCTGCTATTAACCATGATTTAGGTAAAATGGGAGATGAAGAAAATGAATCCTATGTCCCACAAACTGATGCGTGGAGACGTGATAAATTAGGTGAAGATTACACGTTTAACACTAAATTACCATTTGCGTCAGTACCAGATAGATCATTATTTTTACTTATGACTCACGACATTAAATATACTTTTAATGAAATGATGGCTATTCAGACACATGATGGTCTATATGATGAAGCTAATAAGAAATATTTAATGGGTTATATGGTTGAACAAAAACCACGTACATCCTTACCATTCATTTTACATCAGGCTGATTTAATGGCTGCTCGTATTGAATTTGAGGTAGAATGGTTACCTAAATTTAAATTAGATAAAAAAGTAGAGGTTAAAGCTCCTTCTAAATTTACAACCAAGACCCCAACATTATCTAATCCAAACGCACCATTTGCTAACCTTTTAAATAATATATAAGATGGAAACATTAATTTTAATCAATATAATAGTAATCATTTCAGGTGTAATAGGATACGTTATCTGGAACTTAATGAAAAAAGCTGAAAAGCTTGAATCAATGATTAGTGTACAAGAAAAGTATATTATGGATTTTTATGATTTAGTTAAACAATCAGAAGCAAAAATTAAGGAAATTGATGATAAACAATTATTTCAATCAGATGATGAAATTGGTTTTTTCTTTACTAATATTAAAAATATCCAAGAAGCACTTTCGGATTATATAAAATTTGTAAAATAAGATGGAGATAGCTAGCTTAGAAATTAAAATGCTTGTGATTCCTCAGGAAGAAACAGAAGTACAGTTTACAAAAAAGGGAACAGTTCGAAAGAGAAAACCCAAAACTAAAAAAATGTATTTCACTCAAGATACAGAAGATGCTATTATTGAATATCTAGCTGAAACTGATCCTATAAAGAGAAATAGAATTTATAATGAACGTATTGATTATGGTTTTTTTAAATTAACCGAAAATATCATTCATACCTTCAAATTTTATTATACTGAGGTTGAAACAATTGCGGAACTTCAACATGAAGTAACGTCATTCTTGCTTGAAAAATTACATTTATATAACCAAGCGAAAGGTAAAGCCTTTTCGTATTTCGGCACGATTGCTAAACGTTATTTAATTCTTTATAATAATAAAAATTATGAAAAATTAAAAGGTAGAGCTGAAGTAGGAGCCATAGATGAAGATAAAACTATTGTAATTAACATACTAAATAGTTCTTCCCCATCAGATGATCCAATGGTTAGTGAAAATTACTTTATAGAAAGTTTTATTAAGTATATGGATTTACATTTAGAAAGAGTATTTTCGGATAATGAAGATGCTAAAACCGCTGATGCCATAGTTCAATTATTTAGACATAGAGAAAAATTAGATATATTTAATAAGAAAGCTCTTTACATCTATATTAGAGAACAAACAGATCAAGATACCCCTCAAATAACAAAAGTAATTAAATCTCTTAAAAAAGTACATTACAGATTACACCAACAATACTTAGATTATGGTTATGTTGATTTAAGATATTAAAAAATCTTTAACAGAACCATATTTATAACGAAAATATATTATGGATTTTAATTCAATAACATTATTCGGTAAAAAAACATTTGCCGATTTGTTAAAAGAAATACATACTAATTCTTCTAATAAAGAGAAAGAAATTAGATTATTGATAGAAAGTTTAAAACCGTTCATCACCTCAGCAGGTGATGCGGTTATTATTGTTCCATTAATTAAAGATTATTTAGATGTATCAGTTAAAAATGATGATTTATTAATCAAAATGGCAGGTATAGTTCAAAGAGCTATGAATACTAATAGTGGTGGAGAAGATATGTTACTTACTGATAGTGACAAAGAAATGTTATTTCAATCTATGCAACAATTAGACGAACAAGCTAAAGAACAAGTATTAGAACAATCTGTTAAAAACATTTATGAGCAATCTGTATCCTAGTTTTCATAGTAATATAGGTTCTAACTCTAAAGGAGGATCAAAAGGTTCATCAAGTCCTTTCTTCTATGCTAGAGTTAATGACATTATAATATCTTCAAAAACCAAAACAGATAACTTTTTTACTGCTGCTGGTGGGTGGGCAGGATTAGGTTCTATTAAATTTACTCCTATTGGGTCCAAACCCGATAATGATAAACCTTCTACTTTAATAGCAAAACCTTTATTTACAAATTTAATTCAATATCCTCTTCTAGAAGAAGTAGTTTTAATTTTAACTGCCCCTTCTATAGGTTTAAATGATGATCCACAAGCTCAAACTTTTTATTATCTTTCAACTGTAGGTTTATGGAATAGTGTTCATCACA